GATAAAATGTACTTGAAACATTGTATGAAAATTCCTTGGATGGCAGAACAAGAACGAAATCTGGTTTATGTGGCATATACGCGGGCAAAACATTATTTAGGATTTGTAACCGATTTTAAATGCGAATAGTTAAATCTTGGCTCTAAGCGAAAAATAATCAATAAAACATTAGGTAGTATTCAAATAAAGCGATATCTTTGTATCGTAATCCAAATAGTATTAATCCATAAAATGACAAATAAATGGAAACTGTAAATCAAATTGACCAAATTCAGAACAAATTACGCAAGCTCATCAAGCTTCAGGAAAGTGCAATCAAGGTGGGTAATGAAAACGAAGCGACAGCCGCAGCAGCCGCCATTCAACGTTTATTACTCAGTTATAATCTGTCAATCGATGAACTCGATTTGAAGGATAAACCAAAAGCTGGAGTTGAAGAAAACATGGACTCTTGGTACAAGTATAAATTCATAGGCGGTGATTGGGAGTTTCGCTTGATGTACGTATGTTGCAAATGGAATTTTTGTAAGTGTTTTATTCACGGCGACCGCAAAGATAGGCGTATGTTGATTTTGGGTCTGCCTCAAAACATGGAAACTGTGAAATGGTTACACACCATGCTTTGCGAACGGTTCGTGGAATTAGGAAAGTTGAAATACAAATTATATCAGGACACAATTGATTTCAAATTTAAGCCAATCGGTCTCGACACTTATTTACGTCATTATCTTGGCGGTTGTGTTTCCGGACTTGATGTCAAGTTTCAAGAAGAAGCAAATGCAGATAAATCCCAAGACGCCATTTTTGCAGGTAAGGTAACGGCTCTGGTTTTACGCAATGATGCGGCGATTGATGAGTTTGTGGCTACCAAATATAAAATGAATAAGGGGCGTCAAACCAACGTTAAGGTTAACAACATATTCATGCACGGAGTTAAAGACGGCAAGAATACAAGTATCAATAAAGCGGTTAAAGAATCAAAGGACGACCAAATTAACAAAATAAAAATGCTCAAATGAATATACTATTTGACGGAAATTTCCTTTTTCACAAAGTTTATAACGTATTTACAACTTATTACCGAGGGCAAGATATGTCCTCGGTTTTATCTGTTAAAGAAAACCAACAAGTTTTATTGCGAAAGTGCGTAATCGATATGTGCTTTACTCTCAACCGATTTAAGGACATTGACCGCGTTGCGTTCGTAATTGACAGCTCAAGTTGGCGTTATTCCTTATATGACGATTATAAGTACGCTCTGACAAAGGTGCGCGACGACTTCTATAAGTTGTTTCTGCAAGTGTTGGATGAGTTCGAAGCGTTACTTCGCAAGAAGGGGTTAATCGTGAGCCGAGTTTGGGGAGCCGAAGGTGATGACCTTCTCTATGTTTGGAGTTTGTACTTCGGTTACATATTGGACGAAGAATTGGTAATCGTTACAGGCGATTCAGATATAACTCAAATGTGCACTAAAAATGTATCTTGCTTTTGCAACGCTTCCAATCGGTTAATGATGACGTGCCTTCCGGAAAATATGAATAAATGGGAGCGGTACTTTGAAATGAATTTACCTGTCAACGAAATTGACCCAATACAGGTTCTGTTAGGTAAGGTGATATTGGGAGACACTTCCGACAATATACCTAAACTTTTGAAGGGGTTCGGCAAGAAGGCGTTTGAAAAATTCGTAACATCAATCAAGCCATATCCTCAATTTGTACATGACAATCCAGACCTGATAAAAATGTCACAATGGTTAGCGGGGCGGTTCTCTGAATATGCTAAGTTAGACGAAAAGGTAGTTTTAGGACAGGTGTTATTCAATTTGAAAATGACATGGTTGAACCTTTCAGTCTACAACAATACTGACTATCAAACGAAGAATGGGAAAAGCTTGTTAGAAAATATGTTGGATGATGTGAATAACCAAAAAGAAAACTACAACTATAATAAGGCATTCACATTAGAACAATTTTACGGTATGTTATTAAAATAATTATGAGCATAAACGACGACATTAGAAGGGCGCAAAACGACCGCAAGATGAATATCTTGAAGGGGTTCGTGGTTTCAAGTTCAGACCGCATCGAAAAGGCTGAAGAAACCGACATTGAAAAAGGTCATAATGTGGGAGACGCTCACCCCAACGGTAAATGGGTTTGGACTCAACTTCCATCAGGTAAGTACGATTGGCGAAATGCAGCTAAGACGGGTTCAAAACCCGCTGCTAATGCAGACCCAAACAAACCTTATGTTCATATGCCTGATAACAAGACACACTCAGCGGGGAAACAAGACGACAGCGATGATAGAAACGGAGACGACCCGTCTTCAAAACAATATCATGATAAGGCTATCGGAGGCAAGCCAGCTCAAGCTTCGGATAAAGAAGAAATTGAATATACAGGGTTGAGAGTTGACATAGCTAATTATAGAAAAAAATATCCTGTCAATGCTCCTGACTTTGCAACCAAAAACCCAGTTGCCGCTAAAAAATATGAATCAATGAAAAAGCGGGAAGCCGAGATATTATCGCATCGCACTACAACAAAACCAACCCCAAAAACGGATACGGACGTTATCAAGAAGCAACCAACAAAAGAAGCCGATAAACCTAAATCAGACGACCCATTTACCAAAGAAGAATTAAAACTCATAAATGACCACTACAGTAAACAAAACGATAACAATTATCAATTTTATACTGAGAAAGTAGGCAAGGGTATAGTTGCCTTGGGCGTGTCTTATGATTCAAAAAGAGGAACTGTAGCGGATGCAACTCGCAAGGCAGCCGCAAAAGCTTTAATTTCTCCGCCAAAAGGATTTTGGGTAGACACAACCTCTGTGTGGAATCCATTCGGAGGAGGGTTTACAAGTTTTTCTGATTTGATGAAGAAAGGAAAATCGGACGGCGATTGGGATGATTACGAAGATAACGAATATTCAGGTTCAGTATCATATAGAATAAAACGCAGATAAAACATAAAACCATGAACGTAGGAGACGAAATAAGAAAAGCGCAACAAGCGCGGCGGTTACATATCGCCAACGGTTTTACAAATTCAGACCAGCTGAAAGCTGATGACGCTGAATCTAATTTAGCAAAATCCGCTGAGGTTGACATTGAAAAAGCAGTTGACGACGTGGACGAAGCCGAAATTGAAAAGGCGGTTGAGGTTGTCGAAGAAGTCGACGAAAACCCTTTTGAAAAGGCAGTCAGCGAAGATGATACTCAAGGTGCACCCGTTGACGACGTAGAGAAGTCGGATATTCTGTATGCAATGAACGACGGTGGTATAAAGTTCAGTAAAACTGGCAAGGAAATAAAAGATCAGATTAATACGGGGGTTTTACCCGCTTTAAATGCCGACCTTGCCGTTCAAACCGCCGCTGCTAATACTTTACTTGAAGATTGCGGAGCAGCTCCTACCAAAGACGTATCGCCTTGGTGGACACAAGACATGAAACTGTCAGTTCCCTTCAAGGTGTACGATTGGGAAGACACGAATTTAAAAGAAAATTGCGGCGCTGTGGCTGAAAGCCTATCGGTAACCGACGCACAGTCAAAACCAAATTGTTGCCCTGCCTCAAAAGCTGAAGCTGATACGCGCAGAAAATACAACGACACGGTTTCAAAGATTTGTAATATCATGACTGATATTAAGGCTTGCGAATTGCTTCAAGAAATAAAAGATACTTCAAGTTACGAGTTGTCACCAAGACAGGTTATTGCATTTGGGTTTGGAAAATAATTTCATAGGGTGATTTGGTTAAATTTAAGATTTGTCAATTGAGAGAGAGCGGGCTGTGAAGTTCGCTCTTCTTTTTAGTTCAAAGTTTTATAAAATAAAAAGAGTCATATAGCATGGAGTCAATTCACGGGTATTTTAAGGAGGGCGATATTGTAAAGAATGAAAGCGTATGGGGCGATATATTATTCGTCATACACGGTTTTCACGGTAACAAATATCAACCTGAGTTTTCAGTTCATTTTGCAAACAAACCAATCTGCATAAAAAACACTTGTAATTTTACATTGTCCGATACTAAATTAATTAATTCTTATAGAAGACCATTTATTAAGTTGAAGAAAGAAGTAATAATAAAACTTCTTTCCAAAGGCAATATCGAAGCAAAAAGAGAATTAATAATTAGGTCAAGAAAAAATTAAATAGCGTATGTTTGAAAGAAATAGTTGGCATAGTTCTTTGCCTGAAGAAGATTTGGAAGTTTATAGACCAAATCTGGAATTGTTTTTCAATGTAATGTTTGAGCGCCAAAATGTATGGAAGAAACGTTTTATAGACAAGACTCCCGCGCCATGGACTAAAAATAAGATACTATCTGAATCAAAGTTTACAAACGTTTATCGTGAGTTGGATAAAAATTCACAATGGCAAATCAAGAATATTATTCTGGATGATAGTTTATCGCTCCGGAACCTGATATGGAAGATAATGTTCTTTCGCTATTTTAACAATCCCAATACTTTTGAATATGCGGTAATGACTCGCGGCTGGAAGGCGGGTATCCAGAATTGGGAAGATTTTGATGAAGATGATTTTGCTGAAGTAATACAAGAAGTAAGAGATTGCAACGCCAACCCTTTCACCAACGCTTATCTAATAAATTCACAAGCCTCACCTCACCACACCCGCGATTATTGTTATACTCGAGTTGTAATCCCAACGCTTCATAAAAATATCAACAACATAGTAAAGACAGTTTTGACCGCTAAAACTCCGGAAGATATAATTAAACATTTGAAGTCATATCCTGGGGTTGCTGATTTCATAGCGCACGAATTTTATCAAGATTTTACTTACATCTTTCGCTACACAAATCGAAGGTTCATGAAGTTCACTCAAGACGATTACACCAATGTCGGTCCTGGCGCTAGCGTGGGGATACGGTTAATTTTCCCTAACTTAAAAGGGAAGGCTCAAAAAATAGGAATCTATATGCTTAGAGATTTAGCTGAAGTTGAGCTGAAGAGGTTCGGTTCGATGCCTTACCTCTATTGGAATAAAGATAAAGGTAAATACTACACAGACAAGGAATGCAATATCACATTGCATCAGATAGAGATGTGGCTATGTGAATTTCAAAAGTATTGGAAAATGACAATTGGAGAAGGCAAACAAAGGTCTAAATTTGTACCACAATCAACGGGCGTAATCGGTAAATGACATGAAGTGGAACGATTATAAAACTATTAATTTAGATATAGACTTGCAGTTGTTAGCAGGAGAAATGGATACGCAAGTTAAAGACTTGGTATTTCTTTCAGATTTTAGCGCTATGACCATTGAAGACATTGAAGAGTTTGACTCTATTTGGGAAAAACTAAAAGAATTTGAGTCTTTCAGTAGCTTTGATGATGATACCGAATTATACGATATTGAGGATGCGGTGTTGGCTACTCACGAAACATTGACTGACAAATATGTAATTTGTGAAAATAAAGATCTTCGCAAAATTAAAATTGGTTTAGCAGTTATATAGATAATGAAACTAAATTTAATTATCTAAATGGCTGGCAAATTAGCGACACAAATTGAAGCGATAGAAAAGGCGGAACAGCTTTTACACTATAAAAAACTGAGGACGCTCGAAAAGGCGTTAAAGTCAGACCATCCAGACGACATGATAAAGGCGGCTAATTCATTAGCGTCTATACAACCTAAACAACCCGATGATTCAAAATCCTTCTTTGTAGACCCTCTCGAATTTCAAAGCTCGTTAGGATTCAAGGATAAACCGTTTTCGCTATCTTACACCACGCTGAAACGGATGTCAAAAGCTCCCATTATAAACGCCATAATAAAAACTCGTAAGAATCAAATTGCTGATTTTGCCGAGCCTCAATCCGACAAGTATTCAACGGGATTCGTAATTCGCAAGAAACCGAAGTTTGGGGTTAATTCTAAAATGGATGATAAGGACAAAAGGATAGCTAATGCGATAACTGACTTTATTCTAAATTGCGGGGAAGTTAATTCTTGGGAACACGATGACTTTGATACGTTCATACGAAAATCTGTCGATGATTCATTAGTTTACGACCAGATGACTTTTGAGTGCATCCGTAACCGAAGGGGGAAACTTACTCAATTTATGGCGACGGACGCTTCATCTTTCAGAATGGCTGAGTCTTACTTCGACAATAATTCAACAAACGTTTTCTTTAAAAGGAATACTGCCTTTACGAATCAAGACCGTATGCTAGGGCAGATGGTAAAGGGTTATAAACCGTCGTACGTACAAATATATCAAAACGCAGTAGTAAGCGAATTTTTGCCTTGGGAAATGTGTTTCGGTGTACGTAATCCTTCGTCTAGTATTTACGCAAACGGGTATGGCACTTCAGAACTTGAAGAATTGATAAATGTAGTTACTTCCATGTTGTGGGGAGATGAGTATAATCGTAGGTTCTTTTCACAAGGTTCGGCTCCTAAAGGGTTGTTGCGTGTTAAGGGTAATGTCAACGAAGCGTCTCTTCAACAATTTAAGCAACAATGGCAATCTATGATTACGGGCGTTATGCAAAGCTGGAAGACTCCTGTGGTAGAAGGCGACATAGACTGGATTGACTTGCAGAAGAACAATCGGGATATGGAATATACGGCTTGGATTGAATACTTAATAAAACTCGCATGTGCCATTTATTCTATTGACCCAACTGAAATAGGGTGGGACATATCAAAATCGGGTGGCGGAGGAATGTTTGAAGGAAGTCAAGCTGAACGTCTCAAAAATTCTAAGGATAAGGGGTTATATCCGCTGTTGAAATTTCTTCAACGTAAAATAAACAAATACATTGTAGAACAAGTAAATCCCGAATTTGAGTTCCAATTCGTAGGGTTAAATGGAATGACCATTTCAGAAGAGGTTGATTTGGACGTGAAGAAGCTTGGAAGTTTCATGAAGATTAATGAAATCCGCGAGAAATGGGAACTTGAACCAATTGGCGAAGAAGGTGAAATAATCGAAAACGCAGTTTATATTTCGGCTAAGACACAAGCCGCTCAGGCTACACAGCAAGCAAATATGAATGGAGCTGGAGAAGATACTTATAACCCATTTGACGAAGCTGTTGTTGACGAGGACGCTTCAGGTAGCGAATACGACAACGACGACGAGGATTCAGAAAAAGCAGAAGACAATTCATTTATAAAAGCATTTGACAATTTTTTAAAACAAGAAGAAGATGGAAGTACAAAAAACTAACGCACCAATAGTACAACTTTTGAGCGATACCATGCCAGAACCTATCGTAGATGTTCAAGTGGGCGGTACTTATAAAGGGTATGCACCTCTAGGGACAGACCCATCTCGAGCAGGTTGGAGGATATCAAAAACTACCGTTACTGGAACTGTGACGATCGTTGAATATGCGCAATCAACAATGGATTTTATTTCGGTTTGGAATGACAGATCCGATTACGTTTACACTCGCTAAAAATAAAAATCATGGCTGATACTTCAGGTTTGTATATAGGAGCTAACGCTCCGGAAGATACTACATTAATTTGGTTTGACACAACCCCTTCTCAGAAATGTCATAAAGTTTATGATTTTTTTCTTTTGAATTGGATTGTTTTGAAGCAAGAAATTATATCCGTTATTCAATACAGCGAGTTAGTTAATCTTGCTTCGGGTGATGGGTTGTCATTGGGGGCTCATTATAGAATAACAGATAAATTAAATGCGATAGCAGTTGCAATTACAACCACCAAGGTTCAATACACAGACGCATTAGGAAATATCGTTGTTGATGATTTAGGAACTAACATACAATACCACGTTACGTCATCTAATTTACTGATTGATGATTTGGCAGGCGTGTTTGATTTAACCAATAAGAAATTAATATTCACATTTGATGAAGTCGACTTTGATTTTACTGATGGGTATATTTTCGGTAAATCAAAAGTCGAGGGGATATTTTCGTTAGCAAAATACAAATTATCTAAGCTGATATCGGAGGGTCAAGGCAATTTGATATCTTGGAATAATGGATTGTATTTCAATTTCAAATGGGCGTTGGATTCTTGGAAAGATAAGGCGGGGGGATTTGTATCTAAAGAAAAATATGATACCGACATGGATTTGGTGTCCCGAGATACAACAGCGATAGGTTCTAACTATCAAAGTATTGTAGCTAAGACCGCTGAAGAAATTAATAATCAAACTTCGTCTAATGAGATTTATTCAAAGACAGTCCCATCTCTTGTCGCAACGGGAGAAGCGACGGACATATTATTAAACGATTCTTTGTTAATAATAGTGTCCAAGTTTCAACGCTGGATAAACAAATTTAAAGAAGCGACAGGAATTAAATTGTCGCTTGATTTTTCCCCATCTTCTTCTGTTTCCGCCATAAACAACAATGACAGCGTGGATTCGGCTTTCAGAAAAACGCAAGCTCAAATAAATAACACTAATGCGTTTGTTAGCAATTTTTCCAAGACTTACAGGAAACAACTTTCCGGAGATAAATCAACTTGGTTAGCTCAAAACTTAGCAGTTGGTGAATCTGTAGAAGTGTATTACGCAGATTTTTCATACGCTTGGAGTTCTGTACGCGATGTTATGAATATTTGGGCTTCTCAAGCCGACTTTATTTCTTCAAAACGTCCAATAATACAAATTATATTCAAGGCTGGACAATATCCTCTTTGGTTACGCATTACTAAAGTATCATCAACAGTTTGGGCGGCAGAAGTTCATAAAAGCGATTCGGCATCGATTTGGAGATATTTTGCCACTACATACGCAGCAAACCAAATTTTAAAACTGGATGTGGTTGCATTGACTTTGATATCCGATGACACTTTGGTTGTTTCGGGGTCTACCAAAATACAAAATTTGATAACGCTTAATGTATTGTTTGTTAAATATGACCAAACTGATGGTCCATTTAGAGACCAGATACACATCAAGGCTACTAGCAGCGAGGCGGTTGGTAGCGCATTAGTTTCTAATATAATAGGTTACGCTAGGACGACTGGTCCAGACGTCACCGTAGACCATAATATAACCATACCAATTGGAGGAGTAGAATCGGAAACATACATTATCGACGATGTGTATAATCCCGCTAACCAGCAGGAAAATGCTGTGGCTGGGGTAGATTATTCAGTGTCGATAAATAGCTTAGCACCGACCAGCGATTTGACCGAAGATTATAGCATAGACAGCACAGTTGTGTACAAATAAATAGATATACAGGGCTATAAATTTGCATAAAATAGTAATATGAGATGGAATTGAATGCTTTTCAAAAAGTTGTTTTAACAATAGACGATTTAGTCTTAAAACTAAGACTTATTTTCAGTACTGTCATGGGTTGGGGGATGATGTTTATGATGTTCGTTGCCGCAACGTTTGGCGTAAAGGCGCAATTATTTCATTGGGTGCTGTTGGCTCTTTTTATCGATTTATTTTTTGGGTGTTGGTCTTCTTTGAAGGTTCGTAAATTTAAAATAAGCATCGCGCTTTATTCAACAGCGGTGAAATTGGTAATGTATTTTGTTTTATTTTTTATGCCGTTGGTCTTAGAAAAAGTTTTAATCAACAACGACATAAGTATAGGGACTGTTTTCGTAACAGCGTTATTATGTGCAGCCGAGTTCTTTTCTGTATGCGCTCATATGTTAATAATAAAGCCTGATTTGCCAGCGGTAAAAATGATGAAGAAATTACTGTCAGGCGAAATAGCTCATAAGTTAGGAGTACACGAAGACGATGTAGAAAACTATTTTAAACAAGAAGAAAAATGACAACAGGAAACAAATTTTTGACCGCAGGAATCACTATCGTAGTTTTATTTTTCGCTGGATTGTTTACGGGGCGTTTAACAGTAAAAACTGCAATAAACACTAAAACGGTAACGGTAACTAAGAAAGTTCCGTACGAGATTATTAAAACATTGGATAACCCAGTTCCTTATGCGGTGCATGATACCGTTCCGTATGCTGTAGCAGGTAAAACAATTATTCAAAAGGTTGACACAACAGCAATTTTGGCTGATTACCATTTAGAAAGAGATTACAATCTTGATTATTCAACTGACAGTTTAGGTACGTTTAAGGTTGATGTAAAAGTTGTGGGAAATAAAATAATAAAAGCAAAATCAACCATACAACCGATTGTTAAATACATAACGACCACCAATACCATAACTCGTATTCCGGCAATTCAGTTTTACGGTATGGTCGGGTCGTCGATAGATTTAAGTTTGAATCAGGTGCAAGCGGGGATTGATTTAGGTCAAAAGTATATGATTGGGGCTTCGGCAATACGTTACGTTGGTGTTTCAGGTCCTCAAGTAGGGTACACAATAAATGTTGGTATAAAATTCTAAACACGCAAAATCATGTTAAACATTGGAGACGATAAAAGAAGAAACATATTAAAGGGGTTTGAAGACGAAATTGAAAAATCTCGCAGCGGAGTTTATGCAAATACTCCGGAAAACAAAAAACTCAACCGAGTTGGACAAAAGTATGGGGCTGAAAAGAAAGACGGTAACGAAGTTGACTCAAAGAAAGTCAAGTCGGCAGCTTCTTCTGAACAAACCATAAGAGCAAGGCGAGTTATGGATTCAGATGATTCAACTCCAGAACAAAAAGCAAAGGCAAAAGAATTTTTAGACAACAAAAAAGTTGAGTTGGACGAAAACGGCAAGAAGAAGCCGATTACGAAGACACTTGAAGAACATGCTGCAACGACCGATACTGAAACTTTGAAAAAGGTTTTGGAATCAAAAGACGCAAAAGAAGAGTTAGTTTCAGCTGCAAAGAAAGAGCTCGAGAAACGCGGGGTCAGCATGGACAAGAAATCTTCTATGGGCATGACAAAGGAAGAACACGCTGGACATGTGAAAACATTCAATGAAGCAATTGAGAAACTGTCGGGCGTTGATACTCCGGAAGCTAAAGAATCAGCAAAAAGCTTGACCGACCAGCGTAATGCTCACGAAAAAGCTTCGTACGAGTTTGATGAAAAACCTGATTCAAAAGACGTTGAAGATAAAAAAAGCGGATTTGATTTTAAAGGGTTAGCAAACCAATTAAAAGAATCTCAAAGAATTTACGATGAGGGCACGAAAGCTGGAGATATAGACTATGGGGCGAGATATGCCATATTAAGAAAAGTCGAATTGGCAATAAGCAAAAAAATAAAACAAGACGATTTAGTCAACATGCTTGGCGAAAGACCTTTATGGCCAGATATGTTTGCGCCATTCGTTTCTAAATTTGATGACGAAAAAATACAAAGGTCTCTAGATTTTTATAAAGAGTTGAGCCAAGAAAAAGCTGGTTATTTAGATTATTACAAATATCTGACTGAAGCGGTTGAAATATCAAAAAGCAAAAAAGGCGATAAATAATATGGCAAAGAAAGATTCACATTTCATACCTTCACCCTTCAAAGTTGTAACTGAATATGAAAACAAGTTCATTTCAGAATACAACACTAATTTGTCGGGGGCGGTTGCGGATGTGTTAAAGTATATCGCTAAATCAGCGGCAGTCGACACCAAAGACGAGGACATCGATAAGGCGCAAGAAAACGACATTGAAAAGGGGCATAACGTGGGAGATATTCATCCGAACGGTAAATGGGTCTGGAAACAGCTTCCTTCAGGGAAGTATGATTGGCGTAATGTCAGCAAGAGCGATGCGAAACCCGCTGCTAAGAAACACGAAATAAATGATGAAGCTCAAGCGTACATAGATATTATTTCGTTAAATCCGAAACTTGATAAGTATCAAAAATACAAAGATTTGCTAAAAACTAAATTCGATATTAATTATGATGAATTAGACAAAGATGATAGTTATATACAAAGTGCGAATTTAAAAGACATTAAGCACAAAACAGATTTTTTGAATTTTGACAATTACATAAAATACGCTAAGAAGATATATCAACTAAGAAATTTAGAACAGCCTGTTAATTTAGATATTGAAATTTCGTTCGATGAAGCTGAAAAAATAACAAGGGATATTAAATTAAAGTTGGTGTTGAGGGAGTACAACGGCGGCTCTGGAAATATAGCTGGACATGATTTGATAGATACTATCTCTATGCCTTCCAAATTGGATGCAAATACGTTTGTGCATGAATTAGGACATCATTATGACCACTTTGAAAGTAAGGGGTACAAGGGGTTTGCTAAAACCATTACGCACGCAAGCAGCCCTTATGAGATTAGCAAGAGCAATGAAGTGTTTGCAGAAAATTTTATGCATTATTTTATCGCGCCTGATTGGTTGAAAAAGGAATTGCCAACCGTATTCGAAGAATTGGACAAAAAGATTAATTCGAGGTACAAAAAATTAATCAACGAAATTATTAAGCCTATCAAAAAATGATATTCAACAATAACCAAATACAAGATATACTCGGAATACTCAAAAGGTGGGAATGCATATTCGTGGGTAAACAACTTGGATACAATTATCTGTCGGCTAACGAAAAAGCGTTACTTCTAGCTTCCGGAATTGACGTAAATTTGTATAAGAATAGTCAAGGTATAATAGACCATGCATTCTACTTTGGAATATTGTCCGACGCATTAGGTTCTAAAAGAGCAAAGGGATTGAATTACTCGCAGTTTACAAAGTTTTTAGGTTCTGGTAACTTCATACCTTTGACCGAACAAGAAAGATTTGCTCTTGAACAAATCAAGAACCGAGCATATAATGATATTGGTGGGCTGGGTAGTCGTATCAGACAAGGTACTTCAAATATCATAGTTCGTGGCAATCAAAAGAACCAATTCAAAATAAAGGCGTTAATCAAGGATAAGGCGGCGAAGGCTGTCGAATTACGAAAAAGCGGGCGTACTCTAGCAGCGGAACTTGGGGAAGCGACTAAGGACTGGGAAAGGGATTGGCTGCGTATTGCTTACTACTTATTACACGAAGCGTATAACTCCGGAATAGCTCAAAGTATCGTAAAGAACCACGGCGTTGATTCCGAAGTCTATTTTGATGTTTATGAAGGAGCTTGTAAACATTGCAAAGAGCTTTACTTGACAGACCCAGAAGACCCAAATAGCGAACCGATAGTTTATGTATTGGATGATGTAATAGCGAACGGGAATAACATAGGACTCAAGGCGGCTGATTATAAGGCGACAATTTCTCCAGTTCACCCGTACTGTCGTTGCACAATAAACCATAAGCAAAAAGGTTATCTTTGGGATTCAGGTTTACGGGCGTTCTCTATTGCTCCAAAATATATTGCTAAAAATCCAAGACTTCAAGGTGTGAAGCTTGACATAAAAGTCACAAAATAACTACCAAGGTTATTAATATTACACGACAATCTATGACGTTTATTTGAAATACGTTTGGACGAGGGTTCGACTCCCTCCAGCTCCACATCCTTCGCCAGAGGAGTAACTAACAGAAGGCAACTGCATTCCGATTATGCCTTAGACTACGGGAATGTTAGTTACAATTATACGGGGCTGTTTGGTTTTGACAGCGTTATAAGTAGGGTAAAAAGAGAAAGTCGTTGTCTATAACGGGCAAAACAATCAACTTTTCTAATGCACCGCTCAGAGCAGTAGCATAAGACGTGAACCAAGGGGAGCCGCGAAAAGGCTCCCCATTTTTGTCACCAGAGTTAATAAAGAAAAATATACATTATGACACTAAACGAAGTTGAACAATTTGCTATAAATTTAGCAATGTCGGGCATAAAGATTCCCGAAGACATGTCAATTACTGCCTCTATAAGTAGCGAAGAACTAAAAGACATGCCTTTCACTAACCGAAAAATAGAGTTGATGGATAAACCAAAGGCAACGATTTACAGTTCGTCAACTGGCTATATATTTGAAATTTTTAAAAAAGATTAATACATTATGGCATTAGAAGATTTAGAATTACAACATGCCCCATACTCAATACAAATTGAGCCGACCGAGGGGTGTAATCTTGGTTGCAGTTTTTGCGGGTTAAGGGGAATGCGAGAAAAAGGTACTACTCCTTGGAATTTTATGACGCTAAAGACTGCAAAAGAAATAGCGGGCGAAATAGCTAAAGCAAATTGGCCAAGTAAGATAATCTTCGCAATGCACGGGGAACCAACTTTGAACCCGCAATTATTGGACATAATTAGTATTTTCAGGTTTGCTTTGCCAAAGACAATATTTCATTTAATAACGAACGGGTACGGTATCGCAAAAGAAGAAGATTTCATACACGAAAAAATAGAAGCTTTAAAAGAAGCAGGCATCAACCATCTATTGTTAGACAACTATTCAGACGAAGGAGATTGGTCAAAAATTGTTAAGGAGATGGATGGCAAGGAAGACATACAATATCTCAAAGCAGGGATACCAATGTTCTCTGACAAAAAAGAGTTCCGTATTTTAGTTGTTCCGCCAATACGTACCGAACAAATATCATTAGTTCGTAACCTAACTAACCATTGTGGAGCAGCGTTCCCATTGGATAACAAAGACCAACATAAACGTTGCACTATGCCGTTTAGGGAAATGTCTTTTCGCTGGGATGGAAATGTGGCTTTATGTTGCGACGACTTCAGAGGCACTTATCCAATTGGCAGTATATTTGACTATGAAATTGACGCGCTGTGGAACCACGAACGTTTTCAAGCCGCCAGAGTTATGTTGTATAATAAGGAACGAAGTTTCTCACCATGTTTAGGTTGTACAAATTTAAGCATGCGAGTTGGATTACTTCCAGATCCAACAGGTCAAAAGACACTTCCGGAAATAAGCGATGAAGTCCGGACATTGGCCCAATCAGTAACAAAAAAGAATCAACCTTTATCAAAAATAATTGTAAAAAGAAAATGGGAAAAGTAGAAAAGCTATTGCTAATTCAGCCGCACAGTGATGATATTTTGTTTAGTTGTGCGCACGCACTATTGGGAGAAGGGTACGAAGTTCAAGTGTTGACCGTTGAAAATAATGCAAAGCGTATACAAGAAGATAAGAACCTTTATGAGTTCTTGAACATACCTTTTCACCACTTGACAGTAGAGTTCGACGACCAAAGCTATTACGGGTATTTTAAACAGTTTAAAACCGTTAATCACGAGAATGCCCTAAATTATTTGACAGAATATTGGGGAGAAGATAAGTTGACTGAAATTTCTCAAGCTTTGTATGCCTTCATCAGGAAATTTCAAAAGATAAATCCCGATTATAAAATTGTAGCTCCTTTCGGGCAGTCGCACCCTTTCCATTATTTTGTACATTGGTTAATTTCAGCTCAAGCAAATTACTTTTATAGAGAATTTCCTCATTCGTATAAGAAGCGGGCAAAAGAGCAGTTTGAAAACAGCTTGGTAGATTTTGAACTTTACAAGTCAATCCCGACGGTTGAGATTCACGACATAAAATTTGACCTCGCGAAAAGGTTTTATAAGAGCCAATCAGGGCTACTTTGGTTTGAGCAGGGCTACATAAAGAAAATGCTCCCTGAAGAAATTTACGTAAATAAAACAAAGTAATGAAGATTTTTATTGCAGATTTCGAAATAATGAAGTATGGCGGGATAGTTGAACACGTTGAGTCAAAAGTCAAGGCGTTCAAACATCTTGGCCACGACATCGACATTATACAAATATCCCCAACGTCCACTAAACAAAAAGCATACGACAAATCTTTGATTGAGTTAGCTGACGGTTCATTTGAGTCAAAACAAAAAATAAATTCTCAAAACGGCGGGTACGAAATAAGCGAAGCAACAGGTTATTGGAAGAATAACTACTACGGGTATTATTTGCCGCCGACTAACAAGATAGGAATATATGAACCCGATGCACTTGAACATTGGAACGAGCTTGTGAAAGATGCAGACCTTATACTTTGGAATTTCGTACCGACTAAGAGTTCAGTATGGAGTCACAAAGATACAAGTTTTTGGTGGAAGTTTTTCGACCTGCCGTCTAAGATAAAACAAGTGTTCATCGTGCATGATGCGTACTTCGATATCAGGGCATCCAATGTTTCGGCTCTTCACGAAAAGATACTTTATTTGGAATGCGCTCATATTGCGGCGTACCAATGTTGCGAAAATATAGACATGCCGAGGGTACTACTTTTGAACCCGCGTTATCTGGACGAAAACTCAAAAATGCCTGTTGTATTATTGAAAGACCGAAAAGAGGATTTCTTTGCAGCTCATATATTCAAAAGCATGAAGCGGGTTGAGGATTTATTAAGAGCGGTTCCTTATTTCAACCATAAAGAGTTTGAAGATGACCCACAATATAATGCGACAAACTATTCAGTAACTGTAGCGGGCAGCGGCATCGAACAAGCTTATATGACTTCCCCCGATAAGGTAAAGGAAAATTACATTTGCGATTTGAAGTACGACCCAGACCTTCCAAAAGAGTTGAATAAACAAATAACTGTATGGAACCGATCCGAAGACCACGGTATGAATTACATTGGTTTAGTTAGTAGCGTTGAAGTAACTCGTAGATTGCAGTGCACAAAGTTCGCAATTGACCCATCGTGGGCGCGCCATTATGCTCAATATTGCCGTACGCATATAAACGGGTTCATAATTGAAGCAATGTTGAACGGGTGCTATCCAGTATTAAGAGATTATCGAGGACTCGAAAAAGTTGAAAAGGAAATTTACGACCCGTTGTTTGAAAACATACGGGCGGTAATAATACCTTGGAATGCTACTCCTAAGGAGTTCGCTGAAGCTTTAATGAAGGCTGAAAGGGAAATTACTCAGAAGCAATATTTAGACGATACGAAGCATAATTTTGACTTGGTAATGGAATTGTTCAACGCTGTAAAAAATGCTGAAGAAACTATTCGGTTAATTAAAGGCGGCAAAAAGTTAGTCAATAAAGAATTGCGTCGGGGCGAAGATTCTGATACGGTTACGCGGGTTACTCGTGAGATTATGGAAGACTTTTTCGGGATACATTTACCAATCGAGTTCGAAACAGAATAGAATCAACTATTAATTGTCATGTGTAAAAAATAAAAACTATTGACATGGATATTATAGAAAAGGCGCACGCCATCGGCGATGTAAATTCAAAAGGAGAAACTTGGACATTGCTTCCATCGGGAAAAGAAGATTGGCGAAAAGGCGGTAGGGGAACTGTTACTTCCAGTTCAACATCAAAACCCATGAGCAATGACACTTTAAAAGAATGGGCTTCTAAAACCGACGATGCGAAATTAATAACATTTGCGGGAGCTAAGAACGCAAAGGCAGAGCAACGTATTATCGCTCGTGAAGAACTCGAAAAACGTGGAGTAGATATTTCGGGTATCAGCACAGCAGGAACATTGGATGACCATTCAGCCAAACAAGCCAAAATAAGCAAAATGGTCGGAGGAGGTGCCAAACCTGCAGCTTCTACTGACGAAATAGCCGACGGAGCGGAAGTAGATTTAGACGGTCAGGAAGCTATTCGCGAAGAATGGTATTTAAACAAAAACGACCCACGCGTTCAAAAGACGTTTAACAAACTTATTGGCAAGGCTGACCGAATACGTTACGACAAATTTGTTTACAAACAAAAAATAAAAGACCCTAACTACATTCAACCTGACGAAGTAATATTCGATTTGAATGCCAAGTATTTGGAATTTCTTGAAAACGATGGTCAAAGGTTCATGATTTCAGCAGGTGGAGCGGGCATTGGTAAAACATACGGTTTTAATGGACTTGCCAAAGAACTGAACATGAAACCATTCCAAGAGGGTGACAGTCCTGGAGATGGGGATTATGACATCTTTGAAGCAACTGACGTAGCTTCCGGAAAGCAACTCTTGACCATCCTAAAGGCTCACAACGGCAAAATAATATTATTCGACGATACGGATAAAGTTATTACCCGCGCTGACTGCGCTTCGGTTATGAAAAAGGCTTGTTCTGCTACAGGTAAAAGAATCATTGGTGACCCAGACGATGTAAAAAGTAATTTTGAATTTACGGGGCGTATAATGGTAATGACGAATAAAGACGTTAATACCTTGTCTGAAAACGAGGACACAAAAGCTATTTTGTCCCGCGGGGTTGTT